TGCTCCGCGCGCGGAAAATTGTAGCGATTCGGCAATTGTCGCGAGGCAAGGGCAAGCGCCCACATGCCGAACGCATAGGCTCGCTCAACCGGCGAGTGATCGCCTCCGACTCGGTCGTCCCGGAAATTCCGAGGCCGGATCCGGCGACAGCCGGCATGAATCGGAATCGGGGTCGGGTGCGTGTGAACACCGGATCCGATCGTCGAGACGAGACTCCGGATCTGTCCGGCCTGGTCGCCGTCGCCGTCATTCGCGCCGGACTGCGCAGGACTCACAGAAGTCCGGCTTGCATTCGCGACGTCGAGTCGCTCCAGTCGCTCCAGCTCCTCTCGCTTGGAGTCGACATCGACAAGCAAGGCGTCGACCTGTCCTTGCTCCTCCTCGGTGAGAGTCCGATCCTCGGTTTCGATGAGGTTTGTGAGTCGGCCGGCTTCGTCGAGACTTTCGTCGATTTGCTTCCGCAGTTTGGCGATGAGTTCCTTGAGTTTCACAGCTCGAGTCTCCCAGGAATGGCACAAAAAAACGGCAAGATCCCTTTGAGGAACCTCGCCGCTAACAAGCGTCCGAGTGTTTTCCGAGGAGCTGACAAGCCCCGTCGCTGCTATGACCCTAAACGATCCGCTGGGATTTTGTCAAGTCTCACAGGTCGCCGGAGATCGATTCGCCGATCGAGAATCTTCTTTTGATTTCGCCGAAGCCTCTGTCCAGCCTCGAGCTTGCGAACCATCGCCGGAGTTACTCCACCCCTGATTTTCAAGGCCAGAGGCGTTCGCTTGTAGGCGATTAGGCCGGATCCAAGATTCGCTGTCGGCGTCTCCTGATCAAACCCAGCGACCTCAGTGACCAGGCCGGCCGCGAGAGCCTCCGGACCTGTGAACCAGGTCTCAACCGCGAGCTGATCCCTCAATGTCTTTCTGATCTGGTCGCCCTCCCCGACCTGTGATTGATAGATGTCGAGAGCTGTCTCCTCGACCTTGTCCAGCGCGTCGGCCGCGTTCCGCAGGTCAGGAGCCTCGCCCCCGACGAATGTCGTCGGCTTGTGAATCACCAAGTAAGAATTCGGAGCTGCGACGATCCTGTCGCCGGCCATCGCGATTACAGAGGCAATCGAGCCGGCGAGCGCGTCGATCTTGATCTCGACAGGACCAGGCCGCTCCCTCAATAACTCGTACATCGCCAGGCCCTCGAACACGTCCCCGCCTGGCGAGTTGATCCTGAGCGTTAGCTCCGACTCAGGCTCAAAATCGCGCAGCGCGGAGGCGAACAATTTCGAGTCGATCAAGCCCCAGGCCGACGGACCGATCTCGTCATAGATAAACAACTCGTTTGGCATCTTACCGCAACCTCCGTTGAATTCTGTCCAGTTCCTTGAACGAGTCCCTGGCCCCCGACTTGAACCGTTCTGCGTGAACGATTCCATAGATCAGAGATCCACTGACCACAGCTTGCCCAACGATGGTCGCCAGACAGGCCGCGATAATCCATCCTTTCAGTTCGCCAATTGCGAGCGAGATCGAGCCTGTCGATCTCGCGATCCTACTCGTCTGGTCGGTTCGTTCCATTTGCAGAGGAGGAGCTGAGAACCTGGTCATTGCGATAGATCCTTTCCGAGAGACCTTGTCCGCGATGAGCCGGCCAGTCACGAGTTACGCGCTCGATCTCGGACCGTAATTGATCCGCTTGAACCCGGCCGGCAACCTCTAACAGATTAGACCAGGTCGTTTCAACGTGCAAATCAGCGATTGACGTATCGGCCCCAAAGGACTCGATCAGGCCAGACAGGACTTTGCGAAATCGATCCCTGAGGACTTCCAGCTTCGGGAGAAAGGCTTTCGGATTGTCGGCGAGAGCCAGGATCCGATCTCGCTCCCACAAGACAGCTCGCTTGATCTGGATCCCGATCGCCTGCCTCAGTCGATCGTCGTTCTCGTCATCCTCGTCCTCGTCGAGCTCCTCGAGTTCCTCCTCGTCCTCGAGCTCCTCCTCGTCCTCGAGCTCCTCGCCGTCCGGCGAGTCGTCGCCTGGAGTCGTATTCGGGTTTCCGAAATTCTCATCGGGATCCGGAGGAGGATAGCCCTCCTCGCGACGGATCTCCTCTTGACTCAAAAGGCCGATCCGTCGAGCGACCTCATAGTCCGCGTATCGCTCCGAGGTCGACCCCTGAGAGATCGTTCGCGTGTTCCAGCGGAAATGATAACCCTGTGATCGCTGCGCCTCAGACAGTAGCTTGAGGTCGCTCTCCTGTCGCCATTTCTCGAGCCATTTTCCCAGGCCGTTTTGTAGATAGGCCTGATTGCGCTGTTGCAAAGAGTTGTAGGCGATCGACGAATCGACCCCGATCATCGATTCGCAGGCTGTCCACAGCGCGGCCTCCTCGCGACTGAATCGACGATTTTCGATGAATTGCGCGTCGCGACCAGACATCGCGAGCGGATTCGCTTTGACTCCATTCCGCAGGAGGCCGACCTTGCTCGCGGCATCCGGTCCTGAGTGAAACTCGTTAAACGAGTTAATAAAACTCTGCGCCTCAGCATCATCCGTGTAGACTCCCTCAGGAGCCTCGAGCAACATCCCCGGGACCGCATTGTTTTTGTAGGTCTTGTTGGCGTACTTCTCGCCGGCCAGGCCTCCACCGACTGAGTTCCTCGCGAGATCGACGAGGCTCATTCCCTGGAGACCATCCTCGGATAAGTTCATAATATGGTGACAGTCTCGGTCTGGAACCCAAACGAGTTTGCCGTTCTCTGTTGTCGTATGGTGCCATTTTTCAGGAATCCACTCGTTGACCTGGCGACGAATGATCACAGTTCGCGTCCGCTCGGCCGGCATCGCGTGCAGCTCGACAGCGGACCCTCCTCGACGGATGATCGCCGTTCGCCCGTTCCCCTGAATGATCGATTGCCAGCCGACAAGTTCTTTCCAAGAGTAGGCTGTCATTAGCTCGTTAGGTGCGAGCGTCACAAGCTGCTGAACCGGAAGAGTCCCGGGAGGGACTGTGACAACAACCCCGTCCGGTTGCGTCTGTTTTAACTCCAGGACGGACATTCCAAGATGTCCGGCGACTTTCTGAATCGCGTAGAAGATCGGAGCGTATTGGATCATCGTCCGCGCGTTGACAGTCACTCCGGCGTCAACTTGAGTTCGCGGCCAAAATTCGGCTGTGAGTTGAGTTCCAGTCCGATTTGAGACAGCGGTCGACTTCTGTCGTTTTCGATTTCGGTTTCGTCGTCGGCTGCGTTTGGACATGTCTCAAATTTCTCAGTTCGTCGGAACGATAATCCCGGATCCCGTCTTTTTCTTAGCGTCGTAGATCGCCTCAGAATAGGCCATGAGCAAGGCGACCACTCCGTCGATTTTTCGCCATCGCTTGGCGTTCCCCTTGTCGAGCATCATCCGGCCGGAGGGATCGAATACAGTCTCGCAATTCATCGCCTGCCAGGTCAGGACTGGATCACAGATCTCGACCCGCCCATCTCGTAGCGCTCGCTCGAAACTCTTGATCGGTTCCGTATAAGCCGCATAGGTCTGAGGGTAATCCTCGATCGTGACCCCATAATCGTTCAGCAGGTCGGCCGCAACCTCGTGAGCGTAGGTCTTATCGTACGCGATTCGCTTGAGAATTAGTTTCTTTTTGATCTCGACGATCCAGGCTTTGAGGGGATCATAGTCGAGGATCTCCCCTCTCTGAAATTCGAGGAGTCCGTCTCGAATCCAGGTCGCGAATGGTTCTCGAGTGTAGTCGGTCGAGGACGAGGGGAGCCCCTCACAGGCCCAGGCCCGTGAGACGACCTTATATTTCCATCTGGTCTCCGGCTTTCCCTGTTTCCCCTCGCCTTTGATTTGCTCAGGGAGAACGAACGTCACAGCGGCCCAGTCATCAGTCCGGCCGAGATCCATCCCGCCGTAAGCAACCGCGCGGGACCCCAGTTCGATCGGTTCCGGAACGAGGCCTCGCTCCCACAGCTCCGGAGGATACGACTGCAGATAGGAACCGACTCTCGCGTTCGCGTGATACCGCGTGAACGAGTTTAGTTTAGTCGGCCGGAGCGTCGCCTCAGCGACTTGTGACTTGAGGTATTTCTCTCGGACCGAGATCCCGAGATTCGGGTTCGCTTTCGGATAGTGTTCGAGAGGATCATCGTCCGGATCGATCGTAAACACAATCGCGAGATAGGTATCGTCGATGACCTCGCCGACATGCGCGGCCTCTAAGACTTTCTCCGCAAAATTGTGCTCGTCGATCCAGATCTCCGAATCGTCGTCGCCGGCAGTCGTGAGGATCGCCTCGATCGGCTGCAATCTACTGGCTCCTCCGGTCGAGAGTTTCTCGTCCAGATCGATCAGGCCTTTGCGCCAGGCGTGCAGTTCATCCTTGATGACCCAACTCGGATTGAGTCCATCCTGCCTCAGCGCGTCAGCTCCGATCGTCTCGATGGTCGAGCCGAGATAAGGCTCACTCTTCACGATGATCCTGCCACCGTTAACGTTGTCCTCTCCTTGGATCTTGGTTCGCTTGGCCAGGCTGGGAGACCCTTGAACCTGGCGACAGGCCTCCGACCACAGGAGCGCCGCCTGAGGCTTTTTCGTCGCGCTGCAATAGCCGCGACCGTTAACCTCGATCGGCCAGTCGAAATAGGTCCACAGGTTGCCGAGCCCCGCGCCGAATGTTGTCTTTCCGTTCTTTCTGGCGACAGTCAAATAGAGCTTGCGAAATCGCCTGGTCTTGTCATCGGCCGACCTCCAGCCCTGAATTTGCCAGCAAGCGAACATTTGGTAGCCGGATAGCTCGAATGGTTCTCCCGCCCACTCGCCGGAGGTGTGTTTGAGGCAAAGCGGGAAAAACAAGCAACTCTCCCGCGCGATTTGCTTGTCAAAAAAGAAACCGCGCGACGAGGCCGACCGGAGGTCCTGGAGATATCGCTCGACC